GCAATATTTAGCCATTAACACGTCTTTACAGCCGTATTTGTATCCACCACGATATGTATCTTCTACCTTTTTAATAATGATTTCATCTCTTAGTTGACCATTATTCCAATGTAGTAATGCAGCTTTTGCTGCTTCACTTGGTATACCATGTCTAAAGAAGTGGGATGCTATTCGCATCAAAGTATTATTTCTTGAACCTTCTTCTGGGCCAAGTTTATACATCTTTTGAACACAGGGTACGATATTGCGTGGTTCTACATTAGAATCCATAACTCTTATTTGAGGTATTTCTGTAATTACATGTTTTTCTAATTCTCCATCTCCCCAAATAGGGTCACTCTGAATAGTAACTTGACTCTTAGCATTAGATATTATATCTTCAGCTGAAAGCTTATTTACTTCTTCATGTGTTAATGGAATTTTATATAATCCAGACTTTGGATTTAAGGTAGTTTCACATCTGTAAATTGATGTTCTATTATATACTGCTAAATCTATATCGCTGAATAAATTATTCATAGTTTCTTTAACAATAAATGGTAAATCCGAACTTCCTTCTGGAAAGTTGAATGTTTCTTCATTTATTACTATGTGATATCCAGTTCCACTAAAATAGATATTGTAAGAATGTCTTTGGACTCCTAACTCTTCTAATTCAAATAATACACTTTTTGTTTTGTTAAGTGTATAATTATCTGTGTTATCGCCCTTATCTATATCAATTAATACATCTTTTATGTATCTCTTACCTAGAAAATCTTTAAATGTTTTTCTTAGCTTGTGATACTGTCTTCCTTCTTCGTCATATAGATATAAACTCTTATATACAGCATATTTTTTACCATGTTCTTTTTTAACTAATCTATGAACATGATTAGGTGCCATTGGTTGTCCTCGTGTATTAATATATTTTTTAGGAATAGAAGGGTATCTATTTTTAGGTTTTGGTATTTTTATTAATGTAGAATATGCAACATGCCAATCAGCTGGGTATCCATATTTTGTGCCAGAAGAAGGAAGAGTTGACTTTGATAGCAAAGGAGAATATGAAATTTTCTTTCCACCTATTGATGTAGTCCTTGCCCCCTTATAAGGGTCTACCCAACCTTCTGCTTCCATTCTTTTCATACCTTCTACATGCTGCTTATAATGACGAGATTCATGTCTTAGAATACTTTCCCCCCAGTCTTTCCCCCAAGATTTTCTACCACTAAGTATACCTCCTAATGTTCTCTCTTTAAGATAAATTGATTTTTCTTGAGGAATCCATCCTGGTTCATACGAAAATTTTCTCTGATTGGGATATAATTCTAAATGTCTTCTTTGCATTCCCGATGATGGAATATACTGACCAGCGGCTGTTCCCATTTGTGGGTCTTTTGCTCCTACAAATTTAACTTCTCTAGGATAATCAATATCAGAAAACATAGGGTCTTTTGATGCAGATTCCATTCCTTTTTTATAAGCTCGTCTTGATAGAATACTACCACCTTTAATATTGACAGCTCTAGCCGCTGCTGGTAACTTAGGTATTACTTTCCCAGCTGCAATACCAGTTGCAATAGCTATTCTTGGGTCAACGCCTTCCGAATGAGCCATACCAGTTAATAAAGTTTCAAAAGCTAAATCTAAAGGACTAGTAGGCAAGAGAGGTGTGATTCCCCCACCTTGAGGCATAGATGCTAAACGACGTTGTAATTGCATTTGAGAAACAAGACTACCTCCTTCTTCACCTGGAATTTTGCCAGCACTCATTAAATCTAATTCCATTTGCCGAATAATATTGTTTATATTAGTCTTCTTTTTCTTTTTCTTTTGATTTGGCATCTAAAAACTTTTCAAATTTCTTATCATGTTTGTTCATTTCAATATACAATTGCAAAACTTTCTCTAAATTTAAGAATCTTTCCGATAACATTGAAACAACTATTCTTGTGTTCTGGACTTCTCTTTTTAAATCATGTTTGGAATAAACTTTTTTCTTTTTCAATTTACTTCCTCTATTTTAAACTCATCTAATAATTTATCTTCTTGAGCATCTTTAGTAAAAGAAACAATAGCTTCTACAAATCCTTGAATATATGATTTAGCTTCTATCGTAGTATCAAAAGACCTCATCAAAGCATCAGTCTTATCATTTTTAGCTTTTTTCCATAATACTAAATATCTTCCTCCATATATCATTTTTGATTAATTCTCCCAACATTTTACACTATCTTTTGTAAACTCCATTGTAATCCATCCCGTTCTTACAATTGGGTACATAGAATATCTTGCATACTCAGCATATCTTAAAAATGAACCTCCTCTTACATACCAACGACGCTTAAGAGCTTCTTCATCGCCATCAACCATAATCGAATCCACTGGTTTAGCATAGAGTTGGTGATTATGCCCAAGTAAAAAAACATCCCCTTCTGAATAGACAGCTGCAAGTTTGTCCAACTCAAGGTCACCATTTTTCGCACCACTTTTTCCATGTCCACTAACAAGATACCAATCCTTATCTTTAACAGTTATTCGTGAATAGCCTGGGTATTTAAAGTAAGGAACGTTCATCTCAGCAGCTAAAGTCCTGCAAACATCAAAATCCAGTATATTAAAGCTACGAAGAAAATCATGATTACCCCCACGAATAAATAAGCATTTATCTTTTATAGGAGCTACTAATTGTAAAAAAGCTAAATATTGCTCATCAGGTGAAACTGATTGTCCTCTTTGTGATATTTTATAGTTTGGAGGTATCAATTCTAATAAATCACCATTACCAAACCACACAGCATTTGGGTCTTTAGAAATAGTAGATACAGCTTCTGAAAACTTCTTTAAATCAAACTCATGAGCACCTACATGAATATCTGTAAGACAATGTACTCTGATAATCTCTTTTGACTTATAAGAAAAAATATGTCCTGGTTCTACTAATAGATTATATTCTTTTACTTCAGTATCTATTGGTATGGAAAAACTAGATTTACATGAATGACACTTATATCTTTGATTAATCTTATCTTTACCAGCTCGTTTCCCATCTTTTTTTGTATACATTGATGTACATCGAGGGCAAACCATTATTTGTCCTCCAAAGATATTGACGTAATTTGTTTATTATCTCTTGTGGCTCCTTCAATTTCATCTGGAGAGAATCCTTGAAATACTCCAAGCAACCCTACATCTTTTTGTTTTACTGTATTTCCTGCAGTCCCAACTATCTTACCTAATTCTTTTGTAGACTGAAGTATGATATTATCATCTTCACTATAATCTGCAAGATTTTTTAACTTACTAAGAACATATTCATGGTCAATCCCAAGACTCTTCGCTATGTCTAGTACTGATTTTTCTATTTCTTTCATAACTCTCTCCTGTTTTAATAATATAGTCGCTTTTTTTCTTGCACTGTTACTTGACAATTCACTATATGCTTTCTTATATGCGTCTACCGCTCCCATTCCTACTACTATATTTGTTGCAAATTCTCTTTCTTTCCTCGTTACATTCTTTCTTTCCTTAACTCTTCTGCCTGTATTATTTATACTCTTACTAAATGTATATCTATTTGGATGGGAACTAAAATCCGTATCCATCTTTGTAGTATATCTATTAATGAAACTACCTACTATTGTCCTAACCCAACCTTTAGCATATGTATAATTCTTCCTATCATTTGGATGTTTAACTGATTTGCTAACTTTTAGTAATTGGACTATCCTACCATCATCACTGAATACCCAATCACCCTCATCAGAATCACGCCAGTCTGGTTTTACTACCCTATTTGGATGATGAGCCTTAAACTCATCTATGTCATCGTAGACATAATGAGCTTTACCCTTTATTGATTTCTTTTCCAAATTTCAAATCTTGTAATTGTAAAAAAAGATTGTCTATTAATTCATTTACTTCTTTTGGGATAATAAACACTTCTCCATTTATTTCTATTGGATTACAATCATTAGATAAACTCTTTAAAGCTATCTCCTGTTCTTTAATTGAAAACTCCAACAATTCTTTTATTACTTCTGCCATTGTAGAATATAAGACTTTATTTACTTTTTTGCATAGTTAACTTGTATATCGCCACCCAAAGAAGAACTACACATATTAAATTGAACAATAGGGGAGACACATGTCGAATCGGCATTATAACGAACACGGCTACTAACCACGATATTGCCAACTTTGGCCAAAAATTTTCTATTTTTTCCATCACGTAATGTTCGATTTTTTCCCATTAAAATATTCACCCCTTTATTTATTCCCTCCCTACCACCCATTAATTTAAATACTTGTCAAGTATAATGAAACTACTATTTGACCAAGTCATTTCCTAAAAAAAAATACACCATTTTGATATTCAACCTTTTTTACCTATATACCCCCCTATCGGGGGTTTTCGTAAAACGAATTTACGTTATTTTTGATTATATATAAATATATTAGAATCTATTAACAATAAACAAAGGAGTCTATTATGACTGAGCAATTCACACATGAAGAGGTGAAGGAAAGTGCTGCGAAGACGTGGCGTGACATGATGGCTGCACATGCTAAGGCTGATGTTAAGCGTGGGTATAACCGATTCATTGGTTCTATACCTAGTCAGAATGACATAGTACGTAAAGGTGTAGCGCATCTTCAGTTCCTTAACACTATATGTGTAGCTAATGGCTGGAAGTTAGTATGGGAAGACCCAGATGCCACCCCAGTGAACCCCGGTAGCCTTACCTAGGTGAGGGGTTAACACCCCTTTTGTTGTGTGTTGTTGGGCTTGTGTTGTAATAAAGCAGAATATATCACGTAACGTGGGTATATCAGGTGTATAAAGCAATGCAAGCTCACACACACTTTATGTATCACTTTTGTATTAACTTGGGCAATAACCTTAATAAAGGAGAAACAATCATGACTAAATATTTAATTAGATTTGGTTCTAACAGTAATTGGGAAGAAATTGACCTTGATGATAATGGGGTCGCTGTTGCAAAACGTTCTGGATATGATGTTGTGTCATTAGACGGGAGTGAAGTTATTCAATGTAAAGAAGATGGTGACATTGTAACAGTTTTTAAAGGTCTTGCTGAGTCTCTCATTGATTATGCAAACAATGCACCAGTATGGTGGGGTTGCAGGAATTGTGATTATGAAGCTAAAGTCAATGAAGTCCCTGTGCCTGATGATAGGCTATGTTTAGATTGTAGAGCCGTTGTGTATAACAAAAAAGGTGGTATAGCATGAACCCAATAACAATATTGATTAGCCATTGTATGTCTTATGGCAAAATATTATCTGAAACATCTAAAGTAATAACATATCTAACCAAGAATGGTTTGCGTGTTGTTATATCTAAAAGGAGAAACCAATGACAATCATAATTCAATCTCACACTTACACAATCAATCTTGATAATGTGTCTTACTTCAGGTCAGAAGAGTATGACCAAACTATTTTCACAACTACAAATGGTAGGACAGTGCGTATAACGTGTCCTTATGATGAAGTTCTTAAACAAATAAAGAACAGGTTGTCTAGTCTTACCTGTAGTGAAATCGGTAGTCAAACTGTACCTGTCTTTATTGAGTTAGAGTATGGGGTTAGAACAGCTGAGGAACTTTTCAAGGATATTTAATGAAAAAGACTAAACTTGATGAGCTCGAGACTCATTATAACCTGTTGTTTGATTATATGTTCTCAACTGGCACAATACCTTATAGTAATTTCTTAAGAATGATTAAGAACATAAAAGATAAAGATGTTGAGCAGTATAGAACAAGGTTAATATTGCAGAAAAATGGGAGAAGATGAATGGTATATGCATATCAAAAAAAAGGAACATTTCACAAAAATGGATGGAATCTATCCTTATGGGATAATCTTATTGAAATTGTTAGAGAGGAATATTTCTTTTGTATTACATGGGATAGGGGTGAATTACAATACAATATGTGGTTCAGATATGGTGAATTTAATTATTTTGAAATATATAATACTGAAAAATTTAATGAAAGAAATGAATGAATTAAAGGAAGAATGGGATGAATGGAAAAAATTATGAAACAATAGCTATAACAGACTTAGAATTATTCATATATATGATTGGTCGTGGCTCAAAACCGCATGAAGCATTAAAAAACATGATGGAGCATAACCAAGAATTAAAATACACTCGTCAATACTTAATTGCTATGATTGATGATATAGATGAAAATGAGGAGGTATCAAATGAAGTGTAGTAAAGATAACCCAATGAAAAAGGTAACTCTTAACTGTTCTATTTGCAAAGAAAAGATAGATGAGCAGATAACTAAGAATACCAACATAGTATACTGGACAGAAGGACATAACGCTGAACCTATCAATGCTGGTAGATGTTGTGACATATGCAATGATACGATTGTTATTGCAAAAAGGATAGAAATAATGGGAATGGAAGACGAAGAAGGTATAATGCAAGCATATGATGAGTATTTAGAAATGAAACATGAAGATAAATAATGACTAAAATATATTATAAAGTTCAATCACAAAATGGTCTTTTGATGTATGATAGTAGTAAACCAATAACAATGTATGAATATATTGTTAAATATGTTGGTGGAGAACATCTCGTTGTCGAAGCTTCAACATTAAAAGATGCTAAATTTAAAGCATTGAAATCAGGATTAAGTCCTATTATTTCTATAATACGCAAACATAAGGATAAATAATGACTAAAAAACAATGGTTAAATCAAACTATAATGTGTGATGAGTGGGGAAGGCCACCATCTTTAGCTGATGTACCATTAACGTATATGCCAAGAAAAAAAGCGTTTGAAAAACGAGGATATACTAAGGAAGTAATTAATGAAACATTTAAAGTGTATAAGGAATATTTAAAATCTGGAGAGCCCAATGAAGAGACTATTTGAAAACCAATGTGAACATAATATGTATTTAGGGTCTGATGCTAAAGCTGATTACTATTTATATAATGGAGATGATTATTTTCATTCTGAAGATAGTGTAAGTATATGTAAAAGAACTGGTATAGATGGAGAATATCAAAGTATAGTACATCGTTATAACCCTAAAACATTTATTAAAACTTTAAATCATATAATAGCAATTAATAAAGGAGAAGGGGATGAATGATAATAAAATAACTGAATGGTCAATCGTAGCTCATTGGAATGATGGTACAAACAGTTGGTTATCTAGTTATCTTTTTGATTTATCAACAAATAAGAATATATTCAGAGTAATAAATGAAATATGGGATAAATCAGCTGATGAGTCTTTATTAGAATATGTAAAAGAAGCTTATGTAACTAAAAAGGACAAGGTGATAAAATGATAACTAAAAAATACGGAGAAGCTGGAATAAGAGCTGAATTAGTACTAAATGCTTGGCATAACTATTGTATGACATCAAGAACATTTAGAATATTAAGATTTTTTGGACTTAGAAGATAATCAGGGCATATATAATATGAGGTTTTTAGGGGTTTGTTTTTGGTTTCCCCCTTTCCTTTCGACCTCAGTATTTTAAGCCCTACAAAAGGCTGCTGTTTTATAGAGAATGTCATTCGATTGATTATATTATAGCAGCCTTAAAATTTCGAGATAACTGTAAAAACAGATTTTTAAACTAAACAGGAGATAAGATAATCATGAGAATACTACATACAAATAACTATAAAATGTTTGAACTAATAAAAGAAAATAGACCAGTTGATTGGGCTAAAATTGAAAGAATGAGAATAAAAGTTAGAGAAAAGAACCTTACTAGTGCATATACAATTATTGTAAATAGTAAAGAAGCTGGAAGAAAAAGATATAAAACAGATGGTACTAAGCTTCCAATTGTTGATGGACAGCATAGGTTCATATCGTGTAAACTTGAAAATAAAACAGTTTACTATCAAATTAATGATGAAGTTACTCTTGAAGATATTCCAGAAGCTGCGAGTATGCAGAACTCTTGGAAATTAACAGACTATTTACATCACTTCTGTGCTAAAAATGTTGATGAATATGTTAAATTCAATAACTATATGACATCAAATGAGTTTCCGCCATCTACTACATTAGTTGTATTGTGTGGAGACAGAGGCAGTCATATAACCAATATGTTTAAAAGTGGAAAAATGGAAGTAACTACATCATGGGAATTTGCAAATAAATTTGCTGAAGCCGTAGAAGACTTTGGTAGCTTTATCAATTTTAATAAACACGCAAGATTCATTGAAGCATTGCATATGTGTTTTGAACATCCAAAGTATGACCATGAAAGAATGATGACTAAGATTGAATATCTTTCTAATAAACTGAAAAGAAGACCAGATGTTAAGTCTCATTTAGAACAGCTTGAATATGTATACAATTATAAAGCAATGAAAAGGTTGAAATTAAATACAATCAAAGATTTAGAGTTGTAATGATTGAAACGATAGATATTCCTGATGGGGACTATAATTTAACGCAAATAACAGTAAAAGAAATCATGGATAAATACCCAGATAAAGTAATGGATGTAATAAATAGAAAAAAAGATGTGGTAATTGTCCTTGATACTTGTAAAATAATAATGAGGAAAAAGTGAATAAAATAAGTACAAAAGCAAGAATACCTCTATTAAGTATAGAGAATAAAAAAGCAAGGAATAGAAATAATCATTTAACAAAATATGGAGAAAATGACTTAGTAGTTGTTTGTACAGATGAAGAAATAGTAACTATGGAATATTTTGACTCAAGTGAACATCTAGAGTTTTCATTAAAAGACTTACCTAGAATAATTGATGTATTAATATTTATAGATACACAGGAAAATAAATTTCCTAAACCCAAAGAAAAAATATAGAATATGATAATAAAACTTAATAAAAAGGAGGAGCAAAATGCCGAATTGGTGCTATAATCAAATAAACATATGGGGAGAATCTCTAGACATAAAGAAATTTAAAAAGAAAGCATTTAAAACTGATGAAAATGGATGTGAAATGTTTAAGTTTAATAACTTACTTCCAAGACCAAAAAAAGAAGAAGAAAATTGGTATAACTGGAATCGTGAGAATTGGGGAACGAAGTGGGATGTTGAAGCAATGGCTGATTATGAAAATAATAAATCTATAGAAATAGAATTTGATACAGCTTGGGGGCCGCCAGTTGCAGTGTTTAAACATATAAAATCTAAATTTCCAAATCTTCAAATATCATGGTATTATTATGAACCAATGATGGAATTAGCTGGATATTTACAAGAAGAATTGTAATAGCATTAGGATATAAGTCCAAGTATTATTAAATTTAGGGGAGATTAGGGAGTAAAAAAATGGATATTAAATCAGTATACCATAGTTATCTTGTTCATTTAGAAAGTAAACGAGAACGAACTAAAAACAAATTTCACGCATCTTCAGCGGGTAGCTGTTTCAGAAAACAAATGTACAGTTATTATGATTTTCCACAAGATACCAAAGATGATAAATCTTATAGAGTACTAAGGTTAGGAACTATTGTACATGAAGATATAGAAAATGCTCTTATCCATTATGGGCAACAGACTCATGATGGTAGAATATATATAGAGCATGAAGTAGAAATAGAACCTTTAAATCTGGTTGGTACATTTGATGTTGGTGAAATAATTAAAGATGGAAATAATGTAACATTTAATCTTTATGACATGAAAACTGCAGCTTTATATACATGGTCTAAAAAATTTGCAAGAGAAATAAAAAACAGAGACCCTAAAGTTGATATAAATTATAAATTACAACTAGGAACATATGCTTTAGCAATGAACGAAAAACATGACTTAGATAAAATAAATATGTACCTTGTTTGGTATAGAAAAAATGATAGTTTTATAAGAGAAACAATAGTTAACAATAAATGGATAGATAAAGCTTTAGAATATTGGACAGAAATGAATGAAATACTGGAAGAAAATGGAAAAATGTTTGAAAAAGACTTAATTCCAGGTGTTTATCCAGGCGTTCCATTTGACAATTGGCATTGTTCATATTGTTCATATTATAATATTTGTCCAAGCACTTTAAGAGATAAAAAGAAAAAATGAGGGAACAAATGGGAGAAATAATTTCAAATAATATATTATTACCAATAATGTATTTATTAATAGACACTGTTATTTTACTTGGAATAATATTATTATTCATGATGTTATTAGAAAAAATATTAGACAGTAAAATCATAAAAACAATAATGAGGAAAATAAGATGAGTAAAAATAAACAAAATGAAGTAGTTGTTAAATCAAACGATTATCCAGCTATATCAGAAGAAGTAAGAAAGCAAATATCTGACAAACATAGAAGAATTTCACAAACAGATACTCCTAAACACTTTGTTAAAAAGAAAATGGGAATGGATTACTGTGAAATATCTTACATGAAATCAATAGCAGAAGATGAATATGCACCTTGGAATTGGGAAATTATGGGCAAAGAAGTACTAGGTACTGAAGCCTATGTTGTTCATGGTAGATTAACTTATACCGATGCAAACGGTGTAGTTAGAATAGGTGATATGGTAGCAGCTCACAGGATACAAAAAAAGCGTGGAACTGATGAATTTGTAGACATTGGTAATGATATTAAGGCAGCTAACACAGACTGTATAAAGAAGGCTTTTAATATGTTCTTGAATATCGCTGATGATGTGTACAGAAATCAAGTTGATGACCTAGAATTAAGTGATGATAAGAAAAATGAGATTCTTGAACTTGCTGGAAAATGTAGTACCGGCAGATTAGAAGAAATAAAGAAGCTCATAGATGACCAAACATTAAACAGTGCAAACTATAAAGCTTCATATGCTAAATTGCAGAGAGAGGTAGAAATAAAATGAATGATATATTAGATGAAATAACATTTTTAGAAAACCTAACTTCAGAAATGTCTATGCTAAGACATAAAATTGATAGAATGACTGAATTAATAATATCAAGGTCAAAAAATAGAATAAAAGAAATAAAAAAGTTTGAGGAGAAACATGAAAATGATTAATACAAGCATTTCATATGATGATGGCATATTAGAGGAAGATTCTACATATGCTATTGGAACTAATGATGGAAAAGAATTTAGAAGTGTAGTTTATAAAGGAACTAAACTTTTAAATGGGAAACCTATGATGGTCTTTGTAACAAAAGATTCTCAAAGGTTAACTATAAACCCTTCATTTCACACATTCACAATAACAGAGAATAAAGGAGACAATAATGGGTAAAATAACAACAAAAGATGCAGAAGATTTGATAAAAAGCGAAATACTTACTGATGAATCAGTTGCCGAATTAAAAGGCATGATTAGCAAAGGGCGACCACAATCAGTTAAAAGATTTATCAAAACTGCTGATAATAAATGGGTAGAACCTAAGCTCTATTTTAGAGGAGCAAAAGGTGTTGAAAAAAGTAAGAATATGGAAGCTTTCATTTCTGACTATAATACCCTATTAGAAAAGTACACAACAACACGTAACAACAAATAAGGAGTAAATAATGGCAAAAGCAATAGATGCTACTTTCGACCCTTCAAGTAAATGGAAGCCAATTGAAGAAGGTGTTTATCCTGCTCATATCAAATCTCTTGAAACAAAAGAGGTTAATACAAGAGCTGGAGAAGCTATCGTAGTTAACATGAGATATAAAGTAGCTGATGAAGTTATAAAATACACTCAACCAGTTTGGAAAATGGATGGGTATAAATATATTACAGATTCAGATAATAATAAAATCCCTATAACAAATGGTAGTGGTAAACAAGAAGAAATAACTTGTGAACACTTAAAAGGCAGAGAGTTTCCAGATAATGGATTCTTTGTATTTACTGACAGTAGTTCAAGTAGCAAGAATCGTAGATATTTTGAACTGTTGGACAATCTTCAAGTAAAATGTACAGAAACAAACGTAGACGGAAAGAAAGTAAAGAAGCTTGTTCTTCTTGAAGATGAGGATGTTGTTGGTAAACCAGTAATGATAACTGTAAAAAGACAAGAGTTTGTTACGTATGAAACAAAACACTTGCCACCAGACCAACAAGTAAGACGTTCTACTTTTAAAGTTACCAATGTTAATCTGTGGGAAGACGGACAAACATTAGAATCTGACGAATTAGAAGAAGACGTACCCTTTTAAATAAGTTAAAAATATAAGGATAGGCATTGCCAGTATTCCTGTCGATATGAAATGAGTGTACACAGAATATGTTATGGCTCTATCCTTATTTAATTTAAGGTGTTGAAGCGTGTAAAATAAATGTGATTAAGTGGATTCATTGAAATTACTCAAAATTAGCTTATGATCATTCCCGACGGGGTTGAAACAGCTTAATGAACCAAGGAATTAAACCTTACGCAGAGTTCGCCTTAATATTTTTAATAAAAACATTTTTTACTTAACATAATAACCATAAATTAGGGATGAGGGCGGTACTTTTTTATTTGTTTTTCTTCTTCCTCATCTCTCTCCTAACTACCTCGGAGAAGCCGCCCTCAATCTTTATTTAAAGGAGAAAAGCATGTTAGCAATATACACAGACGTAAATAATAGAAAAACATTTCTTGGAAAACATATAAAAAACGAGATTGTTCGTGAGTTTCCTTTTTCTAAAGCTGTTTTGTGGCAAAACAAAAATTTAGGCTTTGATAAAAAATTACTTAAATATGCTGAAGACAATAATATAAAATCTTTCATATTTTCTGACCCAATAAAAGGTATAAGTCTTAAAATTGGGATTAAAGCGGCAATATCAAATGGCAAAGAAAATGAATTTGGACAAGGTGTCCAATGGTATATACCGAAATCAATAATGAAAAAACTAGATATATATAGGAAAACTCCTTATATCAAGAAAGAAGTAATCATATGAACGGTGAACCAACAGCAGTAATAAAATTAACTAAATCAGAAGTAAATAAAACAATAAGGTCTTTAATGTTATCAGTAAAAATATCAGAAATGTTTGATTATAATAATAATGGCAATAAAGAATCTTTTACAAGACTTAGAGATGATTTTATAAAAGTACAAAATCAATTAATTGAAGGAGAAAGACAGGTAAATATAAATGGCATTAAAACAAACAAATAAACTACAATTTTTTCCAGCTAAAGGATATAAATACTTAAAAGATTTACCTGTTGGCTCTTTATTTGAAACTTCCTCTGGTATGAGAGGAGTTCTAATAAATGCTGATATAAACGCAAAGGTTGTTATAACTGATGTCCCAAATATAAGCAATGAAGATAAAAATTATTATTTAGGTAAACAAACTATATCATCACACACTGAAGTAAAAGAGGTTGTCACTTGAAAAAGTAATGACCGTTGGCAAAGGGCTTAGTTGTTCTGTCTAATGGTATGTGCAGGCGCTAAGCCCTAATATTTAATTTAAACATAAGAGATGAGGAATTTTATGAATGAACACGATAAAAAATTGAAAACAGAAGCATTAAACATGCTTGGAATATCTATTGATATATTAAATGAATTAAAAGATTCTGAAATACAGACACTATGGAGTGTATTAAACAGATTTCTTACAGATGTAAAAATGTCAAATGATTATCCAATTATATAAACATAATAAAATTGAGGAGAAAATAATGCCCAAAATAAAAAATATAATGAAAGAAGATGAAAAGTTAGTATTTGAAGAACAATTTAATCCAAATTTCTGTGAACATAAAAAAGATTCAATTGAAACTGGTGAATTATACTACGGATTAGGAGAGCATCAATATACTCAATATTTCTTTTGTGGTAATTGTGGTATAGAAATTGATTGGGAACCAGATGAGGATTTAATGAGAGGAGAAGATAGATAAAATGAAAATTGAAAAAATACTTTATAAATGTTGTAGACATAAACCATGTACCAACATAGCAATTTATGAATTTACAAATGATATGGAAGACGAAAAAGGTGAATATAGAACAATTACAGTAGGATATTCATGTGAAAATCACGTGGAAGAAGTTAACAAATTACTAAAGGAGATATATAATGGGAACTAGAAGTTTAACAATATTTAATGATGAATGGAAAAATGAAGAAATAGTTGTATTTTATAGACAATATGATGGTTATCCAGAAGGCCATGGAACAGACTTACTTACTTTTATAAATAATATAAAAGTTGTAAATGGAATAAGTCTTAAAGATGAAAAGAGAAAAATAGCAAATGGAATGGGATGTTTAGCTGCCCAAGTAATATCTCATTTTAAAGAAGAAACAGGAAAATTTTATTTATTTTCAGCAGGAACAAGAGATATTGGTGAGGAGTTTATATACACATTATATTATAAAAATGATGAATTAAAAATAAAAGTCCAAGACACATATGATAAAGGTCATGATTTATTTGATGGCAATATAATACAATATAATGAGTGGTTAAATACTCCATGCATAACAGGAGATAAAGACACCGACGCTTTATTAGAAGATGAAAAATTAGCACAAGAAGGAGAATAAAATGGGTAAAATGTCTGAAATAGCATTTTTATTAGAAACAGGTGACGAAAAAGGATTAGTAGAATTTTTTGGCAGTCAGGGGTGGAGAAAATCTGTTTCTGAAATAGGAGGTAAGGAATTTCTCAAAGCATTTGATGAAATAAATAAAGATAAAGATAAAAAGAAATACAAGAAAGTTAAAGTACCTCATATCCACCGACGTGGTTACATAATAGTGGAAAAGACAAAAAAGGATGAAAAAGGATTGGTGGAAGGAGTCAAAGATGACAGTTAGAGAATTAATAAAAGAATTAATACATCTTCATAATTTAGATGCTAAAATAGATATAGCATCAGATGATGAAGGTAATAGTTATGGAGATATTGATAGAAATATTGCAAGGATGCAAGATAAGGATACTAAGAACAGAGTTTATGTGTTGTATCCTAAAAATAGTATGCTACCCGAAGATAAATATTATTATAATTTTCGGCAAACGATTGATTTGGAAAGGGGATAAATAATGGCTGAAGAATATACTTGTATTGAATGTGAAAATCTCTATGACGATAGTGATGGAGATACTGACGAAAGAATGTGTCATGAATGTCTTGACAGAATATATGTTGAGAGATTAAAAGACTGGAATGATGAAAAGGAAACTAAAAAATTGAAATTATATGAACAAATATCAAGTGAAACCTATTCATGTGGAATATGCTCACGTGAAGTTAAAAAGGGGGAGTTTCACCACGACCACGACCATTATATTAATGGCAGAACTTGGGGCTTTGAGGCGTTGTTAAAACAAATGCCCTCAAGAGAACAAAAAGTTAAATATTTGAAAGAGAACCCTACAACAAAAAAAGAAAGAGCAGAAGAAGGGAAGATGAAATGAAAGCAATTAATAGACACTTGGGATTAGATATTTGCAGACAGAATATAAAAGTAGATGGAATGAAACAATCGCCATATATCATTCCTGTCTTGCGAAAATGTGCTTATTCAATTAAAGATGCAAAGCGAATAATAGAAGCATACAAAGAAAGTGAGGTGGAGTAATGGCTGAAGAATATACTTGTATAGAATGTGAAAATCTCTATGAT